AGCCTTAACCTGGCGAAGACCGCCGGCAACCAGGTAAAGGTGGGGGACATAATTCGGGAGGTCGCCGGCCGAACGCGAATCTTTCCTGACTACCTGGTGCCTCCTCGGCACTACTTCGTCAACGAAACGGAGCAGTGGGTGGAGATGCTGCTGTGCGTTGGCGTGGGTGAGTTTGAGATCAACCCGACTGACGTGAGGATCGGCGACACCCCGATCGCATCGCTTGGTAGCACTGCGCGATACCGGATCTACGGCCCAGGCGAGTCGTTGGCTGATGAGCCGGCTCGGCTCTGGTGGCACAACTCCACCGAGGTTGGATCAACCAGCACCGGCGGTGCGGGGCTCACGCTTACGACCACCACCACCGTGGCCCAGCAGTTTACGGGCGAATCAGTGCTGGTTGCCGACCATGTGCTGACCGTTCCAGAGGGCGCTGGCTGGTTCCCGCTCGGTTGGGACAGCGGAATGATCGCTCGCATTGAGGTGCCGTACTCGTACACATACACCGGTCCGGTTGATGGGAGCGCAACCGTGGTCAGCGGTCCGCATCTGCCCATGCTAAAGGCGTTTGTTGGAATGCGTATCGAGATATCGGGCGCCAATGCTGGCGAGTATGTGGTAGCCAGCTATACGCCAGAGGTACCAGGCACGCCGGCAGTGCCAGGTAGCGCCTCGATGGTAACCGGCAGCGCGGCGCCTACGCGCTTCGACTTCAATGTGATGCCGCTGAGCTTTACGGTTTCTCGGGGAGCCAGCGATTTCCCCGTTTCTCTGACCACTGCCACCACCGACCTCGTCGGCCTGGTGTCTGCAGTGAATGCCGCTTTGGCAGGCACGCCGTTAGTGGCCAGTGCATCGAGCGGGCGCCTGCGGATCGCTGAGCAGGCCGCGCCGTTCACCGGTACTGGCCTGACCATCACCGGTGTAGTCGTCGACATCCTGGGTGCGAGCCCCGTGTTTGCGACGGGCGTGAAGTCTGAGGCGGCAACAGATGGTCAAGATGCCTCGATGACCATGGCGTATGACGCCGGCGCTCCAGCTGTAGGCCTGCAGACCGGTGAATTGCTTTCATCGATAGGCTATCGCGACATGCGTTACCGGATCACGGAAGTTTCTGATGATTCCGTGAACGATGACAGCGAGACCCCGGAAGACGAGAGCCATGGGCCTTCAGCGATCACAGTCGTCCGCCTGACCGACACCGGTTCGGTTGACGATGAGTGGGATGGGTTCGACGCGATCCAGAGCAATGGCGTAAGCGCTGTGCTGGACGGGTCAACCACTGAAGGCGACTGGGCGGGCTCGTTCGTGGTCTGCCCGGAGGGCGAGACTGTACGGCGGGTGGAGCTGGACTTCTTCTTACCGAGCGGCCTGATCCGCTACACCGAGAAAAACGGTAACCAGCGTCAGGTCAGTGTGAAGGTCGAGGCGCAATACCGCGATACCAACACGGCAGGTGACTGGACCTCCGTTTTCTGGACCTTCACTGCAACCCGCCGAGATCAGATCGCTTTCACCCGAGCGGTAACCTTTCCGACCTACATGCGCGGGGAAATGCGGGTCCGCCGAATCGGTGAAGAGTCTACTGCCAACTCCAAGCAGGACCGTGTGCAGTGGTATGGCATGCGCGCCAGAATCGACAAGGCGCCGTTGCGCTATCCCGGCGTGACGGTGATCGCTGTGTATGCCCGGGGCGGTACCAAGCTGTCAGCGCAGTCCGAGAGTCAGGTATCAGTGATCGGCACGCGAAAGCTGCCGGTGCTGGTCGATGGCGCCTGGTCGGCGCCGACAGCTACCAGGGACATCGCACCCTGGGTTCACTACATCGCGGAGGATGCGGGCGCCACTGACGACGATCTGGATATCGAAGAGTTCGTGCGCCACGGTGCTACTTGGCAAAGTCGGGGGGACTACTTCGACTTCGCAGTAGAGGAGGCGGGCACGGTCAAGGACGCCCTGAACGATGCGTTGAAGGCCGGGTTTGCGAAGTTCACGCTTGAGCGCGGACGGATCACGCCCGTGCGCGATGAGCTGCGCACCCAGATCGGCAAGATGTACACGCCGCAGAACATGACCAGTTCCCTGAAGCGTGCGTTCACACTGCCGGCACCGGATGACTACGACGGGGTGCTTATCAAGTACCGGGACGGGAACACTTGGGCGGAAGAAACGGTGAAGTGCAAGCTGGACGGTGACGCATTCATCAGGGTCGAGGAAATCACGCTCGATGGCGTCACGGACCGCGATCGTGCCTGGCGGTATGGCATGCGGCAGCGCCGGGCGCAGGTCTACCAGACCAAAAGCTACAGCTGGAGCACCGAGCTCTCGGCGCTCAATAGCGGTTATCTCAGCTATGACGCTGTGGCAGATGACATTCCAGGGTACGCCCAGTCCGCGGTAATGGTTGATTGTTCCCATGGAGAGGGCCCGGTGATCGTAGAAAGCAGCGAGCCGTTCACTTGGGAGGCCGGGAAGACCCATGTGCTTGCAGTTCGCAGGCCTGATGGTTCTGTCAGTGGGCCATGGGCTGCAGCGCGCCTGGACGACTACCGCGTAATCATCCCGACGATTGATTTCGAACCGGATCTTTCCTTGGAGATTGAGCCGCCGCACTTGCTGTTCGGCGTCTCGAACAGGTGGTGCTACCCGGTCCTCATCACATCCATCGAGCCGGGTGACTACTCGGCGGATATGGAGGCGGTCAACTACGACGCGCGTGTCTACGCGGATGACGACAACTTTGCACCTGAGGATGCTTGAGGATGCTGACCTTTCCGGATGATCTCCCGCTGCCAGTGGGGGATGGGTACGGCTTCAAGCCTATAAGCCCTATCGTCAGGACGACGATGTCGAGTGGTCGGGCCATGCAGCGGCGCCGGTTCGGCAGCGTTCCTACGCTGCTGTCCGTCAGTTGGTTGCTCTCGACGGCTGAGGCCAAGCTGTTTGAGGGATGGTGCAAGTGGGGGATCGGGTGGGCCGACTGGTTTCTCTGCCCGCTTCGAACGCCGCTGGGGCTGAAACCGCATCGCGCCAGGTTCACCGACATCTACGCGGGCCCCGAGTTTGTGAGCGATGACGTGTGGCGCTACACGGCCACGCTCGAGTTGTTCGAATTGCCTATCGTCGACGAGGCGGAGTTCACCTCTTTGCTTGCCGGCATGCCGATCACGGTAATGACCGCCCAGCTACGCGCCTTGCTGGAGCGCTGGTACACCAAGTCTTGGCCAGGCGCCACGACTACCTAATTCTCTGCCCACTTCGGTGGGTTTTTTTTCGCCTGGAGTAAATATGAGCGGAGCTTCTGACCTTCAGCTCTTCGAAGAGCTGGTGAACAACGCCAACTCGCTTTTCTTGTCTGATGCCGATTATGTCGTCATCAATGGCGTTACAAAGCCAACCCTCAAAAAGATCTATGCCGACTTCATGGCCAGCACCGGGACTTACCCTTCGATCGAAGAGGGCCTTCTGGAGACCAATGGTAGCGGTACGCAAAATCGATTCTTCACAGTCCCGGGCGCCGGCGGGACCTATGAAACCAGGTACCGAAATGACGGGGGTGTGGCCGTCCAAGTTGGACGGGTATCCAGTGCCGACTTGGTCGATGCTCTCGCTTACCTGGTGAAGAGTTTCGACGCTGCATCCAGCGAGGTTGAAATTGCAGTCATATCCGACCAGGAGGGCGGAGTGCACATGAGGTTGACCGACAAAAGACTTACGGCGCCATCGTTTGAGGTTTCGAGCATCCCTGGCGCAGTTGCAATAAGCGATGCAGAAGGGGGCACCCCGTTCTACTCCGATGAGAACATGACGCTGCTCGGTCCTCTGGAAATGCGAAGTACTGACTGGGCAGGCATCTGCGTCACAGACTTGGACGGTGCAATCCTCAACGACCTGAGTACGCCTTTCACTGGTTTATCAGGCGATGACGATGTTGGGCCTCTTGAGGGCTCTTTGCTGTTCAGCCCGATTATTGCCACGTCTCCGGTCTCTGATACCAAGATCCATGTCGCGAGCATATTGCCGCGGCGCGAGCAGGTTGGAGAGGTCACCGCTTCGCTCGGTAGCACAACCACGAGTGCATCAGATCTCGGTCAGATTCTGCCAATCAGCCACGCAGAATATGGCGACCAGGCCGTGCTATCCCTACGCGCCTCTGCCAATGAAAGTGTCCGACGCTTCATGCAGCTGACCCTCAAAAACGTTCCAGTTCAAACAGGATCGCCAGTCATCAAAGTTTTGATGATCGGCGACAGCATCACCAACTATGCCGGCGCCTATATCCTCGATCAGTACCTACGAGAACTCGGGTTCTCTCCGGTATTCATTGGCACTCTGCGGGGCGCGGGGCCTGGTGAGTCGGCCACTGGCACGGGCGGTCTGCTGGGTGAGGGCCGTCACGGATGGCAGGCCAGGGACTACACCTACGCC